TGTGTATATGGATGCCCTCGAATTCTTAATCAAAAATAGAGTCAAGTATGATTCAATTATTTTTGATCTTCCTGATCCAGACGGAGACGAAATGGTACAATTATACATACTTATGTTGAAATCGGCGTTATTATCGTTATCCAAGAATTCAGTTATTACAATTCATACAGGTCCTGCTTCTTTAAATGAAGACCATGAATCTTGGAAGTTTATAGCACAATGTAAATACTATCTTAGTATTCTGTGTAGACAAACTCAACCTACATTTGATAAAGTATACGTTCCATCGTTTTCACACGAATGGGGATTTATAACAGGTTATGTAGGAAATGCTATTCCACGAACAAGATTGCGTATAGAAGATGAGGTTCTCGAAACATTCTATCGTATTTAATGACGACGACTATGTTTCTTGGTGTGTTTACGTTTGCGTCCGCCAGTAGGTGCTGGTGTGCTGTTAGAACCTTCAGAGGCCATTCCTACAGGTCCTGATGATTGATGAACTTCTGGGGCAACAGATGGTGAAGAGTATGGGAGATCTGCTGGTTTTCCATTGAGGGAGATAGGAGCAAGTTCATCACCGCCTGCTCCGCCGACTTTACGACGACGCCCTGCTTTTTTGGAATGTTTACGACGACGACCGCCCATCAAGAGTTCAGAAGATGGGTTTTGGTAGGTGGCATCAGAGAGAACTGGAAAGCGACCGTTTCCGTCTGGGAGTTCAGAACCAGTGTATGGACCACCAGTGAATCCGTATAATGTTCCTCCGACCTTCTTTTGTTTACGAGTGCGTTTACCTCCCATTGGACCTGCTTTATCCATTAATGTTCCACCAGTTCCTTTCCATGTTTTCTTTGCGGCTTTCATAGCGTCTCCAAGAGACATTTTAGGGTTTGCCTTTTTTACTGCCATAACGTGTTTTAACCATGCTGAGCGTCCTCCTTCCATATTTATTCAATTAATTAGACTTTATTGTGAAGTCATACATTGGTGAAGTTATTTGTTTAGGTTGGAACGAAACATCTGAACTTTGTGCTTTTGGTGCCTTGTAAGTAACGGGTTTGTAACGCAATACATCGGGTTTAATTGCAAATGAACTTGTGATAAATTGTCCTGTGTAAAGTTCCATAGCATTATCGAGGGAACCAAAGTTCATAGCTACCCATTGACATCCAAACGAGAAACAGACTTCAGGATTTTTGTTTTTGACATCAGAAGTAGATAAATCGGGAACCACAAGTGTAATATTACGCTTGTTGTATTCAATTAATTCTTCGTGGTCGAATGTCTGTGATGCTTCGGTGTATGTAAGTCTTCTTAAATTAGAAGAAGCCCAAGACATATTGACTAATTCGTCCATTCCATTACCTCGTGTATTTCCTCCGCTAATAATGACTAATTTACCCATCAAGTTACAGATTGGTTCAAGTGCGATATTCTTGCGTTGGTAAGAGTATTCGGAAGGCAACATAAATTTACGTAATGTCATTTTCATAGTATCTGCACAACGTGTAATGAAGGCATTATCGTCAGTATGAAAGTTCAAGGAAAGGATAAATGGATTTGCGTATCCTGCAGTTACACCTGGTGCGAACATGGTATTTGCCAAAGTTGTACAGCAGTCTTCAAATTTGAGAGTATTGTAAGTGAACATATTATTGGTCTTTGAATCTGCCAAACCTACAACTGGATCTCCGTTCACTGAATATATATCTAATTCAATTAAACGAGCACCTCCTTTAATGACTTCAGTTATAGCATCAGTAGTTATGTAGGTATAAACAGTAGTAGAAGGAATAACCGTGTATCCTGAAGAGGACATGTAATAATCACAAACTACGGTATCGGAAGGACAACCGAGAGGAGCAGACTTTATGATATCAGAATAGACGGTTAAATCTTTGGTAAGCGTAGCATCAGTTGGAGGGAAGTTTACCATATTCACGAATGCTAATGTAGTCAAAGCTACACCTAAACAGGCAATAGCAGCCAAGACAATATACCATAATAATTCTCGTGCCTCCATATTATTTATTGCCACTATCTTGTTTGTAATTAAAGAACATTGGACGCATCATCATAACAACATCATCAGGAACTCGTTCGTCCATTGGAATATCAAATAAGGAACAGTGAAGAAAGTAAATACAGTACATTCCGCATTGTGCTCCCTTGTACTGATGGCGTGTAGCATTGTAAGTTAATTTCATGGGTTGTTTGAAGATATGCATATTGTCTATTTGTTCTTTCCAGCGTTGCATTAGACGCTGAACTTCCTTTTCTGGTTTTTGGGCGTAAGAATCAAAATAGGTCATTTTAGGATATTCAAGTTCAGGACGCATATCTAAAAATGCTGCTATCCAGTGTTCACCCGGTCCGTTATGTGGATCTGTATTAAATACAATACCTACCCGACGATACCCTTTTTTGTAAAGTTCAGAAATCTTCATACTACAGAGAGACGATACTAAACACGAACCAGTTTCACTATGTAAATCAAAATCTATAGGAACAGAACCGGTGTAATAGTAATCTGGAACTATCTTTTCATAATATCTTTGACTGTCATCTATATCATCGGAAGATAACCACTGAGTTCCGTCGGTGTTCCAACTCATTGGAGCATCTGGTTTTTCAACAAGAGAGTGAACTATACATTCGGGTGCTCCAGTTTTACACGAATCTTTCATGCGGCGAGTGATATCTTTCCACATGTTGGGACCTTTCTTTACAGGTGGTTCATGTGGATGTTCTTTATTGTAGGCTACACGCAGTGCTTCAACTTCGCGTGGGTCCATTATTATCCAAAACGGATGTCTTTTTTGGACAGGAATTGCAGGAACATAAAATGGCAGGATTAGATCAACGCGACCTTGTTAAATGTGTTCGTAAATTTAGAACTTTAGACGATGAACTCCGAAACCTAAACTCTCGTACTTCTAAGATACGAGAAGATAAGAAGTTTATAGAAAATGAAATGAGTGATATATTAAAGCGTAACGTATTTGAAGGTATTGATAAATTAGAAATTCAAGATGACGGTTCTTACATCAAGATTCAACGACCAGAAACCTGGAATAAATCGTGGTCACTTGGAACACGCGAACTTCAAACATTCCTTGATGATTACTTTAGAGGACCTGGACCACATACATCAACAGGATGTTACAAATTTATTACGGAACGCAAAAAACGAGACCTTGTGGCAACCGAGTTCTCGTTTAGACGCATAATGCCTAGTGAAGACAAAGATGAAACCCGTTCAACAGTGGCTTCAAACCGTAACGCCTAATAATACAACACACGAAGAGGAAGTAAGAGACCTCTTTTTACAATTAGAGGACAAACTCATAGAAAAGAACTTACTACGAAACGATTATAGAAAATATAGAACCCTTCACTTTTCAGAGTTTTGCAATACTCTGTTTTCATTATCATCAAAATATCCATATGGAAGACCCGCGTATCAAAAAGATAGTCAGTGATTTTTTGACATTACACGTTCATCATATTCCACGTGGATGTCAATATTATCGTCAAATATGTCCGTTCTGCGATATCATTACTCGCGAACAGACAGATATACATTACAATCTCTTGGAAGATGTATTTCGTCCAATTGTGAAAGAAGTCTGGGGAAGGTGGACAAGAGGAGCGTATCGCATGGCAGACAGAATGGATAATTCGGAATTATTCTTAGCAGAAATAGTTTGGCATGCTTTTAATCGTTGGTTACAACCCAGATACTACGAAATAACAGGTATGAAAGAAGAAGAAATTACCACCCACCCATACGTTCGTCAAAAAATTCGCCCTAACATATAAATGTCTTCACCAATGGACTACCAAACAGATACAGCACAAGGATCACCAAACCCATCATGGAAAGCTCCAGGTGGATGCGGTTGTACCGGAGGTCGTAAACATCGTAAGACAAGAAAACACCGAGGAGGTGTTGGTGCAGTAGATGATGCTTTATTTGCTGTTGGAACTTCCTATGCTGCTAAAAAATGGGGACAAAAGAAACCTCTCGGAGGAAGAAAATCACGCAAACATCATGGTGGTGCAGGTGTAGTAGATGATGCATTAGTTGCAGGAACAGCACTCGGTCTTGCCCATTATTTTACAAAGAAGGGCAAGAAGGGTGGAAAGCGTAAATACTGGGGAGGAGCAGGTGCTACAAGTGTAGGACCCTATGTTCCAACTGATTCTCCTCTCTTATCTGGAGGATATCGTTCTCGCAGATTACCTCGTCGTTTTACACGCAGATCTCTTATCTAACTTCGACGAATGGTAAAGGAAAACCGTTAAACTTAGAAGCACTTACCCAAGAGTAAGCACCTATATTTTGGACTTCAAGGATGTCTGATTCGCCAATATCTGTTGGTAACCAAACATCTTCTGCTATTTTGTCAGCTGAATCACACGTTCTGCCAAAGATTGTAAATTTTGAATAATCAGTAATATTGCCTCGTGTTATACAGTTAAAAGTAGGTACGAAGCCGTCGAATAAAACCCCTGAAAATATGCCATAAACGGACTCGTTGACCGTTATACATTGTTTACCATTTGGAAGTCTTTTTCTTCCGATAACTGGAACTTGTAATTTACAGGACTCTTCTGCGAAAAAACGACCAGGTTCTGCAATAACTTTTTTGAAAGGTAAACTTTTGATTTGGTTTCGAATATAGGGAGCAAGTTCGTATCTGAAAAAATCGTTGTTTTTGGTAGCACCTGAGAATCCTCCTCCGATATCTAAAACTTCAGGTGTGAATACATCTGTATTATACTTGAATATATCTACGAATTTATGAACTGTTTTGAAAGCAGATTCGTATGCTACTAAAGAAGTACAATCACTTCCTACATGAAAGGCAAGACCATAAATGTGAAAGTTTGGATTTAATATACTTAGTTCATCAATATGTTGTAAGTGAAAACCAAATTTACTATTTAAAGGAATGCGTGCTCCTCCTTTATCATCTACAAAAATACGAAGAATAGGTTTTGTTTCAGGTTGTTCTTCTTTCATTTTAAGGACCTCCATTTTGCTGTCAAATGTCATATAGGGAATCGGAATATACTTTACTTTGGACATTTCATCGCGTGATTTACACGGATTTGCATAAATAATATCTCTGGCACAAGCCCCGATTTTAATTACACGATGAACTTCTTCGGAAGAAGCACAATCAAATCCTGCTCCTCCATCGAGGAGTTCCTTAAGTAATGGTGTAAGATTGTTACACTTCACAGCATAATGCGGACGAATCTCTGGTAAGCACGAATTCCAGAGATTGAGGCGACAACGGACTTTGGAGAGAGAAAGGATTAATTTCGGCAGTGTTATGTTGTAAAAAAGAGATTAAATATCTGTAAAAGATTTTAACAATCCGAGAGTATATATACAAATGAACTCCAATGAGTATTTTCCATATAACAGTAAGAATGTTCCCTTGACTGCAGATGATGTAAAACGCATCTTGTGCATTCCAGGGTATAAAGTAAAAGATGTATCAATTTTTCAGAAGGCAATGATTCATTCTACATACGTCAGACGAAGTGAGTATACAACCTTGACAGGCGAACCTGCTGTTCTTGGTAAATGTCCTCCAGGTGTCATGGACCTTCAAGACGAATCATACGAACAACTTGAGTTCAGAGGGGACTCTATATTGGGTGCAGTTGTTGCCAACTATTTATGCGAACGATACCCAACTGAAGCACCAGGATTCTTAACCAATACTAGAAAGTTGATTGTTCGAAACAAGACATTGGGAGTTTTAGCACGTGATAAGTTAGGTCTTGATAAGTTCTTTGTAGTTTCGAAACATGTAGAAGAAATGTTACCAACTCACGGACGACAAAATATTGAAAAGTTAGGTGATGTTCTAGAAGCATTCATAGCAGCACTCTGGATTGATTCAGGATACAACTTCAAGATTGTCAATGATTTTGTAATTAATATGATTGAAACCCATCTTGATATTCCTCTCTTATTGCGAGAAGACGATAACTATAAAGATAGAATGCAAAAGTATTGTCAACAAAAACACCAATTTACACCGATTTATAAAATGGTCTCTTCGGAAGAAGGAATGTTTACGATGGCGGTATGTAAACCAACAGGAGAAGTTTTGGGAACAGGAACTGCTACTACAAAGAAACAGGCAGAACAGAATGCTTGTAAATCAGCACTTGAGAAAACTTTGAATGTGTAGATTAAATAATGTATTGGCCTGCCAGATACTTTACGGGTCTCACTCAAAAACAGAACTTACAAAGAAAGAGATCAGCCACTCGTCGTCGTTCAATGTCATGGAAAGATCCAAAGGCATACCGACCTTTCTTGACAGACAAAGGAGTTAAGACACGAACATCTAAATATGTGCGTGAATGGAGAAAGAAGTTCCCTAAAGCACATTCGTTGGATGCATATTCAAAAGCCACAGGTGTTCCACTTCCTATCGTCAAAGCATCTTTTAATCGCGGAATGGCGGCATGGAGAACAGGACACCGACCGGGTGCTACACAACAACAATGGGGATATGCTCGTGCCGCCAGTATGTTAACTTGCGGAAAGACACATTATACAACTGATGCTGATTTAGTAAAAAAGGCAATGAAGACTTCGAAAGCGCGTCAATGGTTTCGTAAAACATGTAAGAGACGAGCATGAGTGACTCGGTAAGTTTTGCGATGGTCTCGTTTCTTTTTTCCGTTACGACAGGTCTTTCCACGATTACATGAACTTGCGTAGTAACCGTATCTCTGGAAAACACCTAAAAAGGTTGGTAATAAATGTTCCGAATGAGTTGCCTTTGTCAATTTTTTCATAAGGTCGTAAACACTCTTCATAAGTGCTCGTTTGGACGAAAACAAGAATACGTGATTTTTTACAATAATTTGTAATTCAGAGTATGGATATACTTCAGATAATACTTCAAAGAAGTGACGGTAAATACCTTCCTTCTCTGGTGTATAGTTGTATGCTACACAAAACAGAAAATCCATTCCTGGTGGTGCAGTAGGTCCTGATTTAATTAATTTATCGTAATGTTCCTTCACTTGTTCAAATGATGGATCGGGAGGAGGACAAATTACACGCGGATCTTCCAAACACTGATCGCGTAATTTTTTGTTTACCCGATTATGCAATTTGTATAACCAATGTTGGACGTTTTTTTCAATGGGTATTTCTGATAAAAATTGAGCAGTGCTTTCACGACAGAATTTACAGGGTAAAATATCCTTTAAAGTCTCGAAAAATCGTTCTGGTTTTTTAGGGTTTTCGTGAGCGATTAAATGTAATAATTGCCACCCACTCGGCCCCCACGCACGAGTATCCATTACCTTGTATCTCTAAAATTATATACACTAATCATAATTATGTCTTCTCCTACTTCTCCTTACATCGCACCATCTTCTACTCCTTCCGATAAAAAATGGTGGGATCCATTTGGACTTTTTGCTTCTAAACCAGCAACACCTACTCCAGCTCCCACAACCGCGGGAAAACGTCGCCGTCATCACAAAACAATGAAGATGGAAAAAGGTGGTCGTCGTAAGTCATACAAAGCAGGATACCATCACGGAAAAAAGCATTCTCGTAAGTAGATAAATGGCAATGAAATCAGTTCTCTCTCATTTCGTTAAGAAGACCGTTAAGACACTTTTCGGTGGTCGTCGTCGTAAGTCTGTAAAAGCAGGTCGTCGTCATCATAAGACTGTCAAAGCTGGTCGTCGTCATAAACATTAATCGGTGTCATTGCGTAATTGAAACGTAACCCATCCACCGTGTGTATATTTTTCATATTTTGCTTCAATTTCCTTGAGCATGCCTTGGATACTCCAGTCTCGAGTTCCACGATTTGTCTCCCACCATTGTTTGAATCTGTCGGTAAGAGCAGGTTTTCTGACTGGAATAATATTTTGTTCACCATCTACTGTTGGTCGTGTACATTCATTGATGAATCTTACAATCGCATTGTTTTCTTCACGATATTCGTTCGTGTATTCAAGAACTTCTGCAGGAGGAATCAAGTCTTCATAACGATACTTGGTATACGATTGAATAAGAAATGCCAAGAAACATTTTCCCCATTCTTCTGACTTTACTTTGCGTTCAATAGACATATCCATCTTGAATTGATTTGGACCTTCTGGATTTTGAACGAATCGTGAGATGAAGTTTAGAACAACGAAACGGCGCCAAGTACCGCTATCGTTTGTGTTAATCTTTGGTTTGTCATTACATGCTAAGTTCAACTTTGATTGTAATTCAAATTCTATCATTGATTTTGCCCCTGCATAAAGATCACGAGCAATAATCTTTTCCGAAGATGTTAATTCCTTCATTAAACCAGTATTCAATGGAACTGCTTCGTCTGGTTCTTGCATAGTTGCGAAACGACGACCTTTCAAACGAATAACTTCTGGAGCAGCAGAACTTGATTTTCCACGACCTTGTGTTAATAATGAGATAGGTACTTTACAAGCATAATCTCCAAGAGCACGTTCCATCAAACAGATTAACATCGATTTACCGTTAGAACCTACACCTGTGAGAATATGAAACTTTTGATTTCCAGCTCCGTTTAGACATTTGGCAAGATAGTGAATAACATAGTCTCTGACTCGTTCAATCGGAAAGATCTTTTCCAAGAAATCTTTGATTTCAGGCCATTCTCGGTATTCTTCATAACTTCTTTCGGCATCGTAATCAAGATTGGTTGAGAACGATACATAATCTTCTTGTTTTCCTGGACGGAATTGACAAGTTTCCATATCAAATATACCATTTCTACAGGCCAACAAGTTACGGTTTTCATCAACTCTTTTAGTAAATGTTTCATCCAAGAACAATTCTGAACATTCACGCATAACATTTGTTTTGAAACTTGTTTTCTTGAGTTGAACAGCAACTTTTATAAGATCTTGTTGTGTTAAGAATGCATTACAGAATCCACAACCACACGCTTTTGGATCCTTGGCATCACATTCTTCAAGAGAACCATCTGTCAATTTTTGTCCATAATAACCTGCTCTTTCAATGTATAATTTCCAAACACCTACAGATAATTCTTGTTGTAATTGTACACCTTTATCTAATTCAAGCCATCCATGACCTATGAATTTGAACCATACGTTCTTTCCAAAGTTTACACATTTGTATTCATCACGGAATCTGGAATATACAACCGATGCTACATCATATTCTGTTCCTCCTCTAGAATTATCAATCTTGCGAAGGATGTTTCTCTTTTCAATTTCGTTGTATTGTTCTGGGTTGTCTTCTCTGGACCACCATCGAAGCGATCCAATACCTACTTTTTGTCCGTTGTTGCGGTAAGAGAATGAGTTCCACTTTGCAATACATTCACGAACATTGAATTGTGTTGAAGATTTGCGACTGAATTCTTCAAATTCGTCGTATAATTCAGGATGAATGTTCTTGAGACACATACCTACTTCAATCCATTCTTGATATTCAGTTGAACGATGGTCTCCTAAGTTTTCAATGTGTTCGCGATAGTATTGACGTTCTTCTGGAGTCAATGGACGAATTGTTGGTGTTGGTGAAGAATCACGTGAACCTGGAAGACGACGTTCTTGAGGACGTCCACGAGCAGGTGCCAATGCTCTTCCTCCTGAAATACGCACATTTTCTACATTTGTTTCTGGAAGATTACCGTATAATTGTTTTGCTTCTTCAGTCATAAGTGTTTCTTTCGAATCATCGAGTTCGCGAATATCAAGTCTTCGTAATAAGTCTACTGTAAATCTGACTGGAGAATCATCCACTCTTGCTTCTCCACCTTCGTCCACAAATACACGATAGGTTATGATGTAAGGTAAACCTTGTGGTTTAGCAGCACCATACATAGTCCATCCTGAAGATCGTTGTGCAACTGCACGGTCATAGACTTTAGACCATTCAGATTCAACTAATTCAAGACCTTCAAATATTTCACCCATTTGACTTAGAACTACATCGCGAACCGCCATTTCAATGTATTTGCTGGTACGAAGTTGTGGAACCATCAAGTGAACTCCACCTGCCATACCTTTTTCACCTTTCTTGACTGGAATTGATTTTTCCATAATCATGACTTCAACTTCTCCGTTTACTGTTAAGAATTTCTTGAGTGCTGCTACATATGCTTGTGTGAATTTTACGATTTGTGTTTGTGTGTGAAGATTTGTGTCTGTTCCTGGAGGATAGAGAAAGTCCAGATCTACTTTGCAAGGACCGAGTTTTGGATAAGGTGCTTCAATCAACCAGACCCTGTTTCGTTGTCTTTCTACATAGTTGTAGTACAGTTGGTAAAACTCATCTCTGTCGTCTTCACCTATGAAGTATTTACCGTTTCCTAGAGGTCCAGAACCATTCGTCATGTGTGTATGAGGTTCTCCAGCTACAGTAACTCGCTTGCGTTCCAAGAATGCGATGAGTCCACTCGTTCCTGCCATTTTCTGTTGGTGTGTGTTCTTCCAAGACAATGTTCTGTCAACCGATTCGTTTTGAACGCACAGAATTGAGTTATCAAAAACGAATTTCAATTTTAATATAAAATATATAAGCATACAAACCATGAATTTCTGTCCAGACTGTAACAACTGTTTATATGCCCTCGAAGAGTCCGGCGAGGCGGCTGGATTCAAGTGTCGTAAATGTCCGTATGTAAAAAATATTACACACGAAAATCCTCTTGTTTATGAACACAATCTTCGTGAAGATGCTGCCGTTCGATTAACTGCCAATCCATATTTAAAAGATGATCCAACATTACAACACTTCAAAACCATTCAATGCCCTACAAAAGCTTGTCCGTCAGACGATGTTGTAGGTTACAAATTAAGCGTCCAAAACTTAGTTTGGTTGTATCAATGTACAAAGTGTAATGCTACATGGAAACAATCTGCTAGACGATCTTAAGTAAACAAATTAGGAATATTACGTAATATAATATAATAATGATTCGTAAGTTATTCATTTTTGCATTATTGGCTTCAGGAGGAGGATTAGGACAAACTGTTTCTTCTACTGGTACTGCTACAAGATCTAGAGCTGCTGTGTCTGTAACAGGAACTGCTACAAACACTGGAACTATGACGAGAACTTTGACGGGAAGTGGGACAAGATCTAGAGCAGCAGCTTCTGGGAGTCCTACTGATACAAACACAGTCACACGATCTAGAGCAGCAGCAACTACAACACCTACGGACACCAATACTGCTACAAGAAGTAGGGCAGCCGCATCAGTTACTTCTACGACTACTGGAACTGGAACTCGTTCTCGTGCTGCTGCCTCAGTAAGTAGTACTGGAACATCTACTATGACAGCAACTAGAAGTAGAGCACCTGCTTCTATATCAGGAACAGGAACATCTACTATGACAGCAACTAGAAGTAGAGCAGCACCTTCTATTTCAGGAACAGGGAGTCCTACTATTACACGCTCTGGAACTAATACTGGAACAGGAACACTTAGCGGAACTGCGACTCGTTCAAGAGCTCCTGCCTCAGTAAGTAGCACTTCTACAGGAACAGGAACTGCTACAAGAAGTAGAGCACCTGCATCTGTATCGGGAACTGGAACACCTACGGACACCAATACTGCTACACGCTCACGTGCTGCTGCCTCAGTAAGTGGAACAGGAACACCTACAGATACCAATACTGCTACCCGCTCACGTGCTGCTGCTTCTGTTTCAGCAACAGGAACACCTACTGACACCAATACAGCAACAAGAAGTAGAGCAGGTGCCTCCGGGAGTCCTACCATTACATCAACTGGTACTCTTACTCGCTCTGGAACTAATACTGGAACAGGAACGACTACGAGATCTCGTGCTGCTGCCTCAGTAAGTATTACTAATACTGGAACAGGAACTGCAACAAGAAGTAGAGCAGGTGGTTCAGTATCAGGAACAGGAACTCCAACAGATACTAATACTATGACAGCAACTAGAAGTAGAGCAGGTGCTTCAGTATCAGGAACTGGAACACCTACGGATACCAATACTATGACAGCAACTAGAAGTAGAGCAGGTGCTTCAGTATCAGGAACTGGAACACCTACAGATAGCAATACTATGACAGCAACTAGAAGTAGAGCAGGTGCTTCTGTTTCAGGAACTCCTACAGGAACTGCAACTCTTACTCGTACAGTAACATCTACGGATACTAACACTGCTACTCCTACACGCAATGCTCCTTCTGCATCTGGCACTTCTACAATTACTCGCTCTTTTTCTCAAACTACTTCTGGAACATTAACACCATCCAATACAGGAACAATAACTCACACTATAACTGGAAGTAATACCGGAACACTTACCCGAACAACAACAAATACTGGAACTTTAACTGGAACATCTACCCGAACAACAACGAATACTGGAACTCTTACTGCTTCTTTGAGTTCTGGTGCTTCTTCAAGTTCTACTTCTACCATTAGCAGTTCACTTACTGTTTCAACATCTTTATCTTCTTCTCTAACACCAACTAAAAATTATATAGGTGCCGCTCCTGTTCCAGTTGCCGTTGTTCCTGATACTTCTTCACTTGTTGGTGGAATTGTTGGCGGAATTGGAGGTTTAATGTTGATTAGTGCTGCTATTGGAACTATTGTTGTTGCTTATTTAGGAAACCGTCGTCGTCTTGCTAAAGTTCATGTTGAACAACCAAAAACAATAATCAATCCATTTAGTGTCCCAAAAGAAAAACAGGAACAACATGTTATTAATATGAATGAACAGGATGATGTAGTATTTACACCTGTTACTACTCGCAAGGAACGAGCATTAACTGTTCCTCCCCCTACAATTGAATCTCTTCGAATGTCTCAACGCATTTCTTCTCGTGATTTATTACCTCCTCTTCCACCACCTGAACCATTCATCATTAACAACAAAAAACGTGACCTATCGACTAAGTTTGTTCAATCGGGACGCAATGTTTTTAAACCTTTAGTTGTAAGAACACCTGATACATCTTACATTCCACCACCACCTCCACCACCAACTGATAACACAACTTGACGAACATGAGGATTTGGACTTCCATCATACATATACTTTGTGCGATGATACACATCTACTTCTCGAAGAGACATGTCAAACATCTGTCTAAGTAATTGAAACAATCCAACATAGAATGTTTCGTCAAGATATGAACCATTTTGAAGTTGTGTTCGTTTGTTTCCTCTCCATTGATTGCCTCTTGTTGTGTATTCGTATTCAAATAGAACAATTTTGTGTTTAACTCCTGGATTATTAATTGCTCGTTTTAAGTCATTAATAATCTTTGGCATATCCATACGCTCAAGAGCATAAAGGTATGCTTGAGCTACAGAGTTGTTGTTCATTAATAAGCAATTGGTGATAAGACTATTCATTTTGTTTTGGGAGGAACTGATTTAAGGATTGTCGGATCCGTTTTTCCCAAGAGTAATATAATGAGCACCAAAACTGCTAAGAAGTTCTGTAGTTGTATTAAGAAGGTTCGCAAGACCATAAAAGCACAACCTGGATCAAGCAAAGAAAGTGGTGCTATTGCTGTATGCACTACTCGTTTACTTTGGCCTCACGGTAAAACATTGCGTTCAGTCAGTTGCAAGAAACGCATGACCTTAAAAACCCAGAAACGCACTCCTAAATAAACTTTCATAACATTTAATAAATGGGTCTCACTTGTAAACGCGGAACACATCCCCGCAAATCTCATACTCGTAAAGCATATACTCGCAAGACTGGAACACATGTAAAAGCTATTCGTGTCAAAGCCGCTTCTTGCGTTCGTGGATACAAGGGTCCTGGAAAAGGTATTGGTACTCTCAAAAAGGGAATGTTAAGTAAATACGGTTACATGACATCTAAATCTTCTCGTTCTCGTCATATTGCTTTGAATGCCGCCGTTAAACACGATGGTCCTCTTTCTGTATATCGCAGATTGAATGCTCTTGCCGTCTATACTAAACGCACTTCCCCAACCACTTCTAAGACTGCTTTATCTGACCGTGCTTTTGTTGCTGAAAAAGTAGGATACAAAGCAGGAGAACGTAAAATGGATTAAATATTATTCATTATTACTTTATAACACAACAATGGTGAAATTTATCTATCGCGATGATATCATCAAATCACAAGAAGAACCTCGGGTTACTCTTCCTTACTTCACTAAGTACGAGTATACCGCTTTAT